TGGTCCTCACTAAATAGTCACTCACCCCAATAAATTCCTCACCCGTCAAACCACTCCACATCACATCGCCGTGAGTCTCACATAACTTACACGGAAGTCCCAAGCCATGCGTATGCTCAGGTTGGATCTTCTTCATCTTTGGTGTGCCACGGGGGATCCGCTTTGGTTTCTCAGGTTTGGGGGGTCTTTCGCCATGCATTCGACAATACTCGGTGCCTTCCACCGCACCATTTTGACAGGGGGTCCCTTTACCAGTAATACCCTTGCAACACACTTTATCCAGCTTGGGCTTTTTCACTCGGGGTTTGCGGGATGAGTCATCTACTTGAGACTTGAGCTCAACAATTTCATTTCGCAAACTCTGAAGTTCGGTGAGGATCTCTTTAATTTGATCGTTCATTGTAAATTTTACTTACATTTTAACAGTTCAGTTGTTGACTTAGGTGTCGTTTTACATTATTTGGGAATTGGGGCGCTCTTTTTTCCTACTTTTTTCGCACTACTTGCTCCCAAAGTCTGACTAAGCATAACTTTACGCTTTTTGGCTGGCATATCAATTTTGATTGTAGGTTTCGGTTTACCTTCAGCTTTGTACATCACCATCAATATCGCAAGGTATTGACTGATCGGCATGTTAATCTCTTGCTTCCCCCCATTTCCATCATCAAACTCATATGTTGTCCCTGGGTCAAGTTTTATCCATTTATCATTGAATTTACCCATCAGCTTATTGTCTTCAGAGAGCTTGTTAGTCTTCTTCATATTCTCGTAATCGTTCTCAATCATGTCGTCGATTTTAGAAAGTTTACCAGCGTATAAGTCATCGACGAATTTTTGAAGAAAGTCGTTTCCATCTTTATCAGTGATGGCGGTCACCCGACCATTTTCAACTCTTTCAATATACAGACAGTCGTGTCCACCCCCCGGGCATTCTTTGTTTTCCTCCCAAGACGATGCGTCATTCAAAGATGTCGAATCTGGGTCATACGCGATAACAGTGTATTCTGAAACTGATGTTGGCACTTCGGCAACGTCTGGCATACTGATGTAACCTTCGGTTCCTCCGATGACGATGACTTCCCCCTCATCATCTGGTTTCTTTTCCCCTGTGGCTTTCGATGGTGACATAGAAGACATGGCGGATCTCACAGAACTTGTCAGACAAGAAGATGTTATTAAAACTCCAACTACTGTAAAGAAGGACATTGTTTATATTAAATCAATATTTTTTTTCTCAAAATACAGTAGTTATGACAACAGTTGTCATCGGAAACCCCATCAGAAATCTGAGATTGATCATAGATCAGATATTTCAGGGACTTCACAATTTGTTTTTCGACAAAGAAGTTGAGAAGGTTGAACCTGGGATCACAGAGGTTACAACAGAAGTGAAGGAACCATCGGGGTATTTACAAAAAGGGAATAGAAAGCAGATGTGTGACGCGGAACCCTATGAAACTGAGCACGCGTATGGTCTAGTGTATGATTATGAAGAAGAAAAGGTTGCACCTTCTTTTAAAGGTCCACAGTATCAGGTCTACCTGGGGAGAGCTGCAGAATTATGTGATGATGACCCAGAATGTAAGTATTTCAATTTGTGGACAGACGGGGGTATCACAAAATTTAGAGAGGGGCAATGTGAAAACTTGAAGGATACGATCAACAGCACACTCACCTATGAAAAGATTCCTTTACCACCTAAATTAGGAACAGAATGTGAAGATATGGGATATAAGAAATACGATTGGTATGATTTCAAGAAAGGGGAGGTTTCATTATCAGAGGGTTCGGGTCAAGCGAATTCTGAGTGGGATGAATATGGTAAATGTGTGAGAGTTTCATGTAAAGATCAACGTAAAGAACTCAATGGTATGAGAAAATGTGTTCTTTCAACGGTAGAACAACTCTCAACCGAAGAACAATTGGCACAACTTAGAGCTGTTAGGGATGTGCAGAATGCTGTCGATGATGCACAGAAATTTCACGACAACAAGAAAAGTCTTTTCAATGAATGTTTGGGTGTGCGGCAAGAGGCTGTGATACAACAAAGAGAAATGGATTGGAGAGGATACATGATACAGGGTAGTTGGGAAGGAATTGGAACATGTCGGGACGCGGCTGAGGAGGTTAACGCAAGTGAAAATCCTGGAGCTTCACAAAATGAGGGATCCGGATTCGTTGATGACTGGGTTACGGGCTCCGGAGACGCGGCCGGTGGGTTTTGGTGATATTTTTTCTTCCACTATATTAACGATCACAATGGGTGCATTGGAGATTTATATAAAGATATTCATGCAGAAATTGTGGAATATCTTATGGCCCCTCTTCGAAAACAAAAAGGAAACCAAGAAACTAAATTTGAAAAAAGAAAGTGACCAAATCGAAAAGGTATTCACAGACCAAGGGGTCACTAAAGTCCCAGATGGATATTCACTCAAACTTCAAGGAAAAAATATGTGTGACGGAGAACCAATGGAAAGTGGTGGTCCTTTGAGTATCCTCGACGAATTTGATGATCAGAAGTCGTCGACGTATGTTGGTGATGATCAGTTCATGTTGATGCTCGATAGAGGAAGAAGAAGATGTAATAAAGCGGAGGACTGTAAATTTATAAGCATTTGGAAAGATGGGTCATACAGTATGTACAACTCACATAATTGCACTGGTTCGAAGGATGGACTGAATACTTCAGTCACTTTAGAAAATCTTCACCAATTCAGTGGTGGTCGTGTGGTAGTAGACGAAGAATCTGGGCAGACAGAAATTCAATTACCACCTCCAGCTCCATCACCTCCACCTCCACCTCCACCATTACCCACCATCGACTCACGCGAAAAGTGTTCAGACTACATACAGAATGATCTCAAATCATACGATTCAGGGAAAACATACCCGGGTTTATCTCTGAGTAATACAACCAACTACTGTACGTCTATGGTGAACAGACCCGGGATAGTTAGAGGTTGCCAGCAGAGGATATGTGCATTTTCAACGGGGACAAGGGCTGGAACTGTCTTAGATGGATTATCTCCGGGGTGGCAAGAATATGACAATGGTAATGGGGTGAAGTATTACATGAATTCCTCCACGGGTGAATCAACATGGCAAAAACCAAGAAACATCGCTGATGGAAATAATTTCTTTGAAATGAAGCACTTCTGTCCGGATGCATGTCTTAACCTAATAGGTAACGAAGTGCCCGTATCTCAATCCAGATCTGGTAGCATTTTAGATGCTATTGGTGAAGTTTATCAGGTTCCGGATACACTATCTGGAAATCCATGGATGCCAGTGAACACCATTTTCAATCAGTTACCAGATATCACAGAAGATGATTGTCTTAGTGTCAATGTCAACGGAAATTGGAAACCAAGTAAGGGAACCTGGTTTAATGTATACGGTTCACCGGAAGAGGCTTGTGCAGAAAATCCTGATTTACCGGGGTATGGTGTATTACGGGAAAAGAACTTCATAGGCTTGACTGATAATAAGAAAGCGTGTCATGTCGAGTATCGTTCTTCTGGTTCTTCATGTAACCGGGATTGTAAACTTAGATTCATTAAAACAGAAGCCAGAGCAGCTGGTCAGCACAACAGATACAAGGCTAGAATAACATCATGGGACGAACTACGAGAAAAGTCTGGTGGTAATCTGAGTGACTTTGGGGTCGATTTTGCAGACCTCATCGAAACTGATCTCAGAAAAGAATGGGAGATAGGTCGTAAGAAAGGTGTGAAATGGGGTATAGACGAGCGACCAGGGTTGGGTCATATCAATCAAGGTGTATCTAATCATTATTTGTATTATGCTGATCTTGATGCACCCTATGGTTATAAAATTTGGGCAGAATATGTCGATGTAGAGGCACCAAAGTTGGGTTCGGGGAAGTGTTCCATCACACAACCCGGATGGTACAGGACTGCGAAGATACCAATCACAAAAGATGAAAGCAATGATATGTATAGTCTCAAAAACGAATATGATTTTGGTTCGAGAGTAAAAGTGAAATTAGTCAATGAAGAAAAACCAGATGAGGCTCTCGTCATAGACGACCCAGAGTCAGGATATTTTACCGAAGTCTACTCCAAAACAAAAAAGAATCATTATGGGCGGTTTCCCACCGGACAAAGAAATTGGGTGTGGGATGGACCCATATCCTTAGGTTAAATCTTCATGACCCACGACACGAATAGGTTTCTTGAATATCATAACGAGTAACATAGTCACACTCATTATGAAATTCACATAACTCATCACGAGGATTTCACGCGTGCTGTCCTCACACATTTGCTTTGTCTGGAAATAATTGTAAATCATCGACATAGAAGATGAAAGGACGTATAGGAAATAATTCATAACTTTATAAAAATCTAAAACTCTAAACTTCTTCACTCAGCATACTGTGAAAGTGTTCACAGAAGTTCTGCAACTTTGGGAGGATGTCGTCCTTCCATGTCTCGTCATTCTTCTCGATGAGATACGCTTTCTTCTCTGAGTCGTATTGTTCGATAAGCCGGCAATACTTGATATCCTTGAGCATCTGGAGATACGTTTGGCATTGGACATTCTCATAATCCCTGACTGTGTTGAATAGACGCTTAGTCCTGTTCTTAATCTCAACAAGAGTTTTGGAGCCATCGTCATTTAATTGAATACGGTCAACGCGTCCAACAATTTGATACAGTGTCCCCTCGATGGTGCAAATGTTGTATTCGTAGAATGTGTCGTCCTTTACAAGATTAGCTGTATCAGAATCGGCAGTTTTGTCCTCATTCTGTGTCCCGTGGTTCGTCCTCAATGTCTTAGTAATGTAATCCTTTGTCGCGACCATCTCCATTGGGCTGAGATCACAGTGTTCAATCTTTTGATACAGTGCGCGAACCTTCTGACTCACGTCAGTGCTGTTCCTTGACTTGAAGTTCATAGCGTCTTCAAATATTGTCATCGTCTCCTGTTTCGAGTTGATGATGCGAAGTGCTTCTTCATCCTTTGTAGAGCCCTCAAAAGTAGAAGGGCTATACTTCTTCCAAAGTTCTTCAACAAGTTCAGGCTGCTTCTTGAAACCAATTCCAATCGCAGAGGAAACAGAAGAAGCCCCAATGATAACCTTCGGGACTCCGATGGGCTTCAACTTCCTCTCGTGCCCAATCAGATGTGGGTATACACGACCACACGCGATAGAATCTGCGAGTGAGTTATGAGCATTCTGGAATTCTTCACCAAAAATATCCTTGTAAAGAACAGTCAATTTGATGGATTTCAAAAAGCGTTCTTTGTAAAGCTGTAGAGTGCACCCAAAGTTGATGTCTTCGATCAGTCCCATGTTCAGATTATGACGAATCATCTCCGAACGAAGAACGTTCAAGTCAAAATTGAGATTATGGGCAATCATGGTCTTGGTTCGTGGTCCAATGAATTTGATGAAATCAAGGAAAACGTCTGTGAAGGGGCGACCTTCCTTCTTCGCCCTTTCTTTCGTGATACCATGGACCTCGATTGACTTTTCACTAATTTCAAAGTTATCAGGGTAAACAATAGCATCGAAGGTGTCCATTAAACGACCACGACTCGAAAAACGAGCCGCTGACAACGACACAGCCCTACAAGTATCATAGTTGCTCAAGTGTTCCCGAGCATCAGAATTGCGCCGACCTGTGGGAAGCCCCGAGGTCTCGAAGTCAAATGCGATGTATTGCATTGGTCTTATGAATTTTAAATGTATTAAAACTTTATACAACTTAAGTATCTAATGTGCTTCAATTTGAACTTTTTGAGAAAACATAAAGAACGTGTCATTCCCGGTCTTTCCCCTGTTCAGAGTTTTGAGAGCCTCGAATCTGTCTTAATTCACGAGCTTGATTACCCCGAGAACCCATGAATTTACACTGCATCACACATTTACATAAATCCTCGTGAGAATAAAACATGTTCCTAGATGCGTAACACACAAAGGGTAAATAAATATCCTTGTACATCATCCGGTACATACGATCTTTGTAAATACTCATATTTTATACAAACATAATGTTCTAAGGCCACTGGGGTGGATCGTCTTCTTTCTCTCTCACTGACCACTTACCACTAAGTAAAGCTATACGACGTTCCCAATCTGTGATTCGCATTGTTTGAGTGGGAGGTGTCACGAGAGCACCCTCATTAACAACACGGCATTTACACCCAGATACGTTACATGCATGGTTCAACTCGAAACGAGATGCAAATTGAACATAAGCTGGCATGTCCATTTCGGCATCTAGAAGAGTCTTGAACCTGAACGCATCTTCAAAGTTTGTGAAAGCCACTATGTAGTTTACTGGCACAGCTTCGTCATTCAACTGGCGGATCGAGTAGATTCCTTCTTCGGCATCTGGTTTATGGAAAGTTAAAACGTGGAACATTCCATTAATTTCGACTTTATCAAGGGGTTTGCTGTTATTCTTGTCAATTGTATAATAGCTCTTACATACTTTGGAAACGAAACGCTTTCTGTATGTAGGAGATACACGTGGGATGGTAGATCGAAGTGCGAACATTTTTATTAAAACACCAAATTTTACTATTACTTAGGTGTGATCCATACACAATCCTGAACTCTGTCGTTTCCGGGGAAAATACCACCCGCTGTTGACTCACAGCTCTTCCGAGTTCCTTTCCTAAAACAGAATCGAGGACCCGCATCCGCACATCTACTACCCGTGTCACAATTCAACATTGTGTCATAATAATCGTAATTCAAATCTATCCACTGTGCATTTGCCTGACAACGTGCATCTGGATCACGTGTAAAGTCTGGGTCGTGGTAAGGATCGCCAAAATCCTTCCAACACCTATCATCTTTTGATTTATACCCTTCTAAACATTCACCAGAAGCATGACATTCACCACAAGTGTCCATGTAAGCTACATTCCCCGCAGCTATGTGTGAATAATGTGCTGGATCACACAGAGTGTCTGTGGGCTCACATACTTTTTCTTCTGTGAGACTTTTTATACTTTCAACCGCACCATCGTCACCTACCGTTATAACCGCACCATCGTCACCTTCTACCGTTATGTTTTCATGCACTGTAGGTGTCAGTGAACCACTCCATACTACTGGTTCTGGTTCTGGTTCTCTCGTCATTGTCAACACCCCCGATACGAAACTACTCGATATCATACAAGCAAATCCAAGAACTATAGGAACTACTGTCATCTGTAATAGATGAGCATTTTTTTTACTCATGTGTCTCGGTGATGATATACTCTGGATATAATTCTCGCATCATTCGCCTCTGTCGGTGAAAAACCTCCATTTTGTCATTGACAGTCATAGATTCAGTGAAGAAATTAATAACCTTGTCTTCATGAGAAACACTCATTTGCACAGTGTATCCCCAATATTGAAGGGGAACGACAGCAACTGCGTTGAGATGACGCTGGATGACGCCAATGCGAGAAGTAACTCTAGCGGCAGACATAATCTTGTACTTTTCCTACACCCCAAACGAGACCCAAGATTGCACAGGTGTGCTTGAAAGCCTGCTTAGGGGAGTTCATTTATTGATTCTTGTAAAGTTTGGGGTTCACTTAGGTAGTTGAACCGATAAAAAATATCAGGGTATTATAAAATGCCCCCCAAGAAGCGGGTATTGACAAATAAAAATGATAATAAACCATTATCACAACTACAAAGGAGAGTTACACGCGCCGCTGCCACTGAAAAAAAGAAAGCTGCTACTAAGATTCAGGCCAGATTTAGGGGTATGAAATCTCGTAAAAATCTCGGAGTGACTACATTCAATGGAAATAGGTTCTACAATGCCATTGAAATCCCAAAACTCACACAGAATCAGATCAGTGCGTTAAATTTCACCCCACTTGTTAAGGAGAATTTTAGTAAAGAAGTTAACAAAAATCTCAAAGGGCGTATGGAGCGTAATGGTAATGTATTCTTCAACGCTAGTAACAAGTCGTTTCCTGTCAACACCTCGGTGAAACTCGCCATGAAACGGGACAACGCCACTGCGCTGATTAAAGAGCGAATTGCTGTCACCAGAAGAATGTTTCCCAGTGTTGATATGGACAAATTAACAAAGGAAACTAAGAAGGTTGCACGAACTATTGCGAAGTTTGTAAAGTCTGGTAACTTTCTCAAAGCTTTACAAACCCTGGGGTCTCTATTTGCAATTGTTTATATGTTCCAAAAGAATCCTCGAGCGGCTGATAACACATTCAACATACTATTGAAACAACCCTTCTTAAGACCCATCGGAAGGACCATACCATCCGAGGGGTGGAACTCTAAGGTCAAGGTCATGCTCACAAAATATTTTAGTTATTTTTCTGCTTCTCCCACATATTCACAGGGAATTTACGAATCTTTCCTATCGACTATACCCGGAAATGCATATGATCGTTCGGTTGCAGGTTTAGCTACACAATACTTGGCCATGGTTTTACTTTCCCTCATCGCTATATTACCTTATGAGAAGTATACCAAATTTTCCAAGCGGATGCTCGATCATATATTCAAGGTGTTGAGTCGTGTGTTCCCACTTGTAAATGCAATTTTAATTGATGTCATGGTAGAACGAGGGGACACCGCACAGTTCAGGTCCCGAAAGATTATTCAAGGGGCGCTTTCAGCCGCTCCTCTTGTTGCAACAGCACTCAGACGCTAATCAAAACTGACCTGACAATCAAACTCCGAGCAGCTGGAGACACCTAGTAGATCATATACCCTCTCCCCATCGATGATTTCCTCCTCGATGAGTAGACACTTCAGGTGTTCCAATTCGCCGCGCCTCGTTTCGAGCAGGTTTTTGGTGCCTTCATAACAGCGAGTAACAATTCCGTCAATCTCCGCGTCTATTTTCATCGCGGCGTCTGGGGAAAGGTTGCGATAATCAAAGTTATTCTGTCCAAATCCATACACAGTTACCATTTCACGGGCTATTTGATACACCATGGCGTAGTCAGATGATGCACCAGTAGTGATAGATGCGGGTCCATAAATGATTTCCTCGGCTACACGACCCCCTAGCGCCACCATAATTTGAGAGTAAAGGTATTTTTTGGTATAAAACGGAGAGTCAGCGTTGTCCTCAGTTGGTTGAAAAAAGGTCACACCACCCGCGGCACCTCTTGGCATGATGGACACTTTACGAACACGGTCATAGTCAGGAACAAGTGCACCAATAATGGCGTGCCCCGCTTCGTGATACGCGACGAGTTCCTTTTTACGCACGGAATATTTGACATCACCCTTAGCGCCTACAACTATGCGCTGGTAGACATTCTCAACAATATCATTCGTGATCGTTCCATCACCATCCTTCACAGCTCGGATGGCACACTCATTAAGAAGATTGGCGAGATCAGCACCGGAGAACCCGGTTGTCTGCTTCGCGATGTCCTTGAGGCGGACATTGGAGGCGAGCTTTTTATCACGCGCGTGAACTCCCAAAATCTTAAGGCGTCCTTTCACGCTGGGGAGGGATACCTGAATCTTACGGTCGAAACGTCCAGGGCGAAGAAGTGCTTCATCGAGAATATCAATCCTGTTTGTGGCAGCAATAACTACGATACCAGTCTCATTGTCAAAACCATCCATTTCAGTTAGCAACTGGTTAATGGTTTGTTCGCGTTCATCGTTACCCGGGGTGCTACCACCACCCCTCTTTTTACCGACGGCATCAATTTCATCGATGAAAATGATACAGGGTTGATTCTCACGAGCCTGCTCGAAAAGTTCTCGAACACGCTTGGCTCCCACACCGACAAACATCTCGATGAAGTTTGCGGCGGAGCACTGAATAAAAGGCACACTAGACTCACCCGCTATAGCGCGTGCGAGAAGTGTCTTGCCAGTCCCGGGTTCTCCAGCGAGTAGCGCACCCCTCGGGATCCGAGCACCACTCCCAAAATACTTCTCAGGGTTTTTGAGGAAATCGACAATCTCCTCCAATTCATCCTTCGCAGAGTCTATACCCTCGACATCCTTGAAACGTGTAGTAACTTCCTGTTCCATTTTAAATTCAGCCGACCGCATAAATGGGTTTGGCATTCCCATTCCACCTTCACTTCTGGAACCGAAGAGAGTCCGCGCGAATGTGAAGATGTAAGCGATGAAGAAAAACAGGATGATGTTCTCAGTAATTGAAGCAGGTTGGGTGTTGTCCACTATCACCTCGGCGTCACTCTCCATGAGGACCTTCCACAACTGTTCATTCTGAGCAATCTGAACATCTCCATAGTCACCATTCTCTTCTTGGAACGCCGCGACATTTTTGTTTGGTCGTATGACAACCGCGGGAAGTTCTTTGTCTCTCAACCCTTGGATAAACTGTGTATACGTTCTTGGGTGATATTCCACCTTGCGTTCTTCGGCGCCAGCTCTGACAGCTGGGGCGGTAAAATATTTACCAATACTGAACATGCTTTATAATACACGTGGCATTGTTTTAACTGACTTTTTCGGCACAAAGAACATCGCAACTTCCTCCTGTTATGATTACAAATTTCGTAATATGCGCAAGTATCACACAATTCTTTCAAGTTCCCATGTATGCATATTCCACCACCGTTACAGTCTTTACATTGTACATACCAGAACCCGTGTGGACAAGTCGTAGACTTCATTTAAAGATTGAAGTAGTTATGTTTTTATATGGATTTGAAACTTGTTAATATTAAAAATGAAAAGTATGACCTGTTTGTCATATCCAATGATAGATACATCACCCCAACACTCGCTAATGGTTACGAGTGGGATGGGTGGATGAGAGAGGATTTGAGGAAGCACTACAAGAAAGGAACGGATATACTGGACATAGGCGCCAACATAGGATACAACACTCTCATTTTTTCTGAATTTGGTCCCGTGCACTCATGGGAACCCCTTTACCACGAAATTGTAAAACAAAACGTGACTGTGAATACATTGAAACACCCAGTTTATACCTATCCTTATGCTCTATCAGATCAGACCAACACAGCCGAAATTTATATCCCCACACCCGACCCCGATATTACCCAAGTGGATGTAATCAATTACGGAAACAGTGGTTTCGACATACCCGAGGATATACGTGCAGTAGCGGTCCCTGTCGAGCGTAAAAAACTGGACGACGTGTATGGTGGGACACCTTCATTCATCAAGTTGGATGTAGAGGGACACGAAATCAATGTTTTGAAAGGAGCAGTCGATATCATTACAAAACACAAACCAGCTATAATCGTAGAAATACATGACATGGACAAAAGTGAAGTTGATCCATACTTGAAAAGTCTCGGATATCAAGATCCAGTCGAGCGCCCAGAACATATGTTTTTGTATCTGGCGAAAGATAGTTTTTCAACCATGTAATAGAGTTGATAAGAATCCACGACACTCTCACATCTATACTGCTCAGGCATACACTCAGGAATACCTTCCTGCGAATAATAAGCCGTCTCACTTCTGTGGTGTTCAAAGTGACTTGGGTGATTAACACGAAGCCAATTCAAATGTTCTGCGCATGTATGTAATTTACCATATCTACGCGTGTATTCAAGTGTCAAAGCGATACCAATTTCACACGCGTAAATATAGTTTTCGATACTGGAACCAACCCACATCGTCATAGGGTGTTTTCGGTGAGCAGGTAAATACCCACGCCTCTTACCATCCTTAGTATATGGTGCATTGTCCAATACAAAATCCTCTTGACCAGAGAAATACCACGCGGTGTACAACATCTGGCAAATCTCCAATTGTATCTTAACGACGTGTTGATCGCATGACATGTGAGCAATCTCTTTAGGAATCAACGACAGAAAGAATATGTTCATCTCGGTGATTGCTAACTTCACGAAGGTTGGGGTTGTAAATCTTTACTTCAACGTCTCCAAAAAATACAGTGTCGTTGGGAAGCTTCCAGATTTTTTCTTTTGACAAATTGTTTGCGTGCTCCCGGGCTTCGTTGAAAGACACGAAGAAAGAGCGATCGAGGATGTAATCGTTGACGACAACGTTGGTGACAAACATATTTGGTTTACATCTTATAAAAATATATTCAACTTAGGTGTTCTAATCTTCTTCGGAGAAGTATTCATCTTCCACAACTTCTTCATCTTCTTGGTCGGGTTCCACATCCATAGTGCAATCCTCATTACTCGTGTTATTTTCTTCGGGCTCAGCTTCAACCTCTGGTTCCTCGGTGGGAAGATCATCGACGACCGGTTTCGGCTTCTCCTTCTTCTTAACCTTTTTGACTGGTTCTCGGTCAAATATCTTCTCCAGTATTTTTGGAACCTTTTTGGCAAACGCAAGCCTCCTCTCCTCAGACTTTTTAATCTTTGTGATGAAACTATCACTGAATCCCATAGCCTTATGGGCTTGAATGATCTGCTTCAATGAGGGTCTCACCCCCTGTTTATAATAGTTTTCGTAGAGCATCAAAAAATGTGGAACAACCTTGACCCTGACAATCCCACTCTTCAGGATCTTTAGATTGACATACACTCGATCCAAAAATGGAACATGGGGCTCTTCAATTTTTTGACGAGCTACGGGTGGGATGAAGTTTGAAAGTTTGGGATCTACAAATGGAATGCCCATCTCCTTATTGTTTTTTTCAAGAGCCTTCATATACCTTTCCTGATACATTACAGGTTGTTTACGGAACTCAAAAGCCTTATATGGTTTGGGGTTCACGATATCATACAAGAATGTTCCCTCCTTGGGGCGCCCAAACTTGGTATCGGGGGAGTATTTAACACGCTTCGACGGTGGTTTGAACATTGTTGTTGATGTTTTGTGAAGATTCTTCTAACTTAGGTGAAAGAAAAAAATCCAATTCACAACGAATGATATGGGCAGATTGGCGATTCATGTGTGTGTAATAGGGTCCCCACAGTTCGATAACCTTTCGTTTCTTGTCATACCAAAGATATTCTAGACCTAACTTATGTGTCAGCCAGTAAAAGCGCTTACCAGTTTTACCAATGAATGAAAAAATCTGATCCTCGGTATAATCAGACACATCCATCTGGGAATAGTGATTATTCGGGGGGGTGTAAGGGGCCATCTTTTCTCTTTTCTTGACTACTCTCCAATTGTTTAAGTAAGTTTCTGATGTGCTTTTGTGAATACACTTGCTTCTTTGCCTTCTTATCACTTTTAGTCACGCGTTTTTTTGGTTCTTTATGATCCATATGGTACTGGTATACAAAATATTCGACTTAGGTTAAATATTGACATCTTCATCATCGAGTGATATACTATCATCACTTTCATCACTTTCATAGTCGGGACATACAAAATCTTCATCGTCACTCTCGTTATATGCGACGAACACACCTTCACGCTCCTTTATGTAATGACCAGTATCTTCAAGATTCTCAACATCATAGAAACCGGAAATCATATCCTTCGTTATAGTCTCTTCAATTGTGGAAAAGCAAAACGTGTTACTACTCCTTTTTTCTAAAAATTTGACTATATACGTCTCGCCATCACTATGGACAACTTTAGCAACCTGTGTCGTATCGTATTCGCAATGAACATCAATGATCATATACGTTTTATGAAAATTTAAATCTTTAATAACATTAATGAATAATCTGAAAGCAGCCGGGATACATTATATTTCGAACCGTGTGATCAATCAAAATGATGCAGTCATGTTTGATATCGATGATACTCTCATTTTTACAAACGGTCGTATAAATGTTCCCATGGTTGAGCTGTTATATAGGGCTAGTGAGATGGGTTATAAAATTGTGATTATCACAGCGAGAATTGGAACAGGACCTATCATTAAATACACTATGAATCAGTTAAAGGAGCACAACATCGTATACGATTATTTGGGATTTACAAGCCCCGAAACTAAAATTGATATGAAAGAAACACTCCCCTATAATTTTATTCTATCCGTCGGTGACATGCCCACAGACCTCACTGGATCTGCACACTGGCTTAACATTTCCACCTTTTCCCACAATTGAGACAGGAAACATACACTGTCATGGGTTCATCTGCTGAACGAGTCTGTAATTGGTAATATGTTGTCTTGAGAGACTTACATTTAGCACATTTGAAAAATCCAACGTGATTTTCCTCGGCTTTTCGAATCAAATACTCTTTGTGCATCTCCTTGTGCACGTTATCTTCCACGGTTTTCGCATAAACTCCCCCGGGACGGAGTTGTTCCGGTCTCATGGCTATAACTTCAACGACTGAAATTTTCCGTTTTAGGACATCATCTTTGAGATCCTCATTTGAAGTGAAAGCATTTTTAAGTGACAGAAATTTGTGTTTATAGATGTTTGTAAACTTGTGATTGTCCCACGCGGCCACACCGTTTCGTTTCTCGATCGTCTGTTTCGAATGCCTGACTATACATTTCTCAAGATCACTACAAATGGAACTTTCCAACCCCACATCAAACATTTTCGAAAATTCTGTGATGACGTAGTTTCTGAGTGAGTTATCCATACTTGTATTTATCTTCAAACCTATAAACAATTTTAATGAAAAGTCTGAAATTTTCAGTGAAATTGGGAATACTTAGGGGAGAGGAAGACCTTTGTATGGGTTGTTTCTGGAACAGTCTTCCATATTTTCAGGGGAGCAGTTGTCAAAAAACCCAGAGACACGACGAGCTGGGTTAGTATCAACAAACGCATAACGGTGGTCACGGCGCCCACTCCTGTATTTTTCACTTTGTGAAATGAGAAGATAAAGAACAACAGACAACACAGTAACTGCGACTGCAGCTTTCATCATTTATAATTGGTATATATTTTTTTTATCATCACCTTGTAAGGATGAACAAGGCAGTGCTTATTCACGAAAAGAAAGATCAGGTCGAAGAAATAGACTTGGATATAGCACCATCTAAAAACCAGATATTCAAATTACTACACGGACGACAGACGTTCATAGGTCAGTGGCCTGATATAGATGTAGTGATAATGAAACCTGAAGACGGTGTATCTAAAAACGAAAACACCTTACCATATCCATTCAGTTCAGAAGAAGTTTACGGGAAAATTCTACTCGTCAGGATGGATGCTGATTCTGAGCCTCAAGATTTCACCTTGAAAGAATACCTATCATTTCGTGGTAGGAACAAACGCGTCGACGTTTAGAACAGCGGTAGCATATTTCATGCACAACTGAAAGTGTACATATGCCCACTCCACTGGGTTATCCATCGATGGTTTTCCGGGTAATGGGTTGTCATTTACAATCGTCAAAATGTCCAACTTTTCACCACCGATCGTTTTTGCCATTCCTTCACCAACGTCTTTTAGCCACATAGCGTGCTTCTCATTCTTACAATCAAAACTTCTCACAAAATGAGCCATTTATATTACTAGGGATTCTTTTCTATAAGTAATCTCGCACTTGGATCTTTCACATTTGTCCACTTTGGGCGCCATATTTCGGATATCAGGTGATCATTGTCTTTGCCATACATCTTCCAAAACATGTTTCTGTACATGGCTTCCTCCTTAGTGAGAGGGACGTTATGGTGTCTACATTTAGATTTGATTTCCCTGAAAAGATTGTCATCAACATCCTTTTCAGCGTAACGCCTAACTTCGTCGACCCAGTTTGTGCCGACAGCGTCACTCATTCCATCCTTCTTCCTCCACAGGATCTCATCTGGTAAGTATCCAGTAAACGCTTCACGTAACACCTTCTTTTCCATGGGGTCCATCTTCAGTGTTTGGTTCATCGACATACATACATCGACAAAGTTTTTGTCGAGGAAAGGGACGATCAAATCTAGACCATGCGCACCGGCACATCGATCGGCACGCAGACCATCAAACTGATGGATCAAACGTAAACGGCGCATGTTTTCACAAGCAAATGCTTCAAGACTCGGTGCGTTATGAAAGTAAAGGTATCCACCAAGTAGTTCATCACTTCCTTCACCTGAAAAGATGTAACGACAGTTTGTATTCTGTTTAATGTATTTACATAACAGCCACATGGGTGTGCTGGCCCTCACAGTAGTTGTGTCATAGGATTCTAGAGAGTGGATAACATCGTTAATGTGGCTTATACCTTCACTGACAGTGAATGTGACTTCAGTGTGGTCTGTATCCAAGAATTTAGAAACCAGTCGTGCAGCTTCGAGATCTGGACTTCCTTCAAGTCCTATGGAGAATGTCCTAATTTTACCAAGCTTTCTCGAAGCGATTGACGCTATCAAACTACTATCAAGTCCTCCAGAAAGTAAAAAACCAATACCACGTTCAGTGTTGTCAATCCTGTCAGACACGGCATTCTCGAGAGCTACACGGATGTCACGTCTGTGACTACTCTTGACATACTTATTGATAGTCCAGTAATTGTTGTGGTAACATATGAAATCATCCACGTAAGAGTCGTATATATGCCCTGGTGGAAAAACGTGGATTTTACTATTCAGGAATAATAATGCTTTCACTTCACTAGCAAATGCGATAGACCCTTCATCATAACGTGTGTAAAATAGGGGTCTAACACCAACATGGTCCCTAGCAGCTAGGACACGTTCTCCATTGGTATATACAAATGCATAATCACCGTTGATCTGTTTCAATGCACCCAGAATCCCAAAGGATTCTATGAGTGGAATGAGAACCTCACAATCACTATTTCCCACGAACTCCCCGTGTGTTCTAAACTCTCTGTGATTATATATCTCCCCATTACATACCAACATCTGCTTCTTCCTCACAAAGGGTTGCATACCTCCCGATGTCAGGTCGTTTATCGCCAAGCGATAAAAGTCCATACGGCACTTACCCATTCGTTTACTACTGTAATCATCTGGACCTCTATGATTCAGTAAATATGAGGGTGTTTCTACATCCTCACCGAACAGGGCTAAGATGCCACACATTTAAATACATTGGTCATTTCGTTTTTAAGCTAAAATCCATCCAATCACCAAAGTCACCCGGGTCAGCTATTCCATCCATTTCCTGACCAGATAGGGATATCGTTTCTGAACCACCAGTGAATTCTACATCGAATTTTAAGATACAGTAGTATGATACATTTGTTTGTCGAGCAATTCTATCAATCGTATTAAAATCAAATGACTCGATGGACAATGAACGTTTGATAATACGGGGTGTCCCATAAGGAAAGAACACTCGCTTCCCCATTTCTAATTTTCTTCTGTCAGACGTCATATCGAATGATGGCCAAATTCTATTTCTATACCTAAAATCAGCCATGTAATCAATACAAGTATCGGCCTTGGATTTTTCCGCAAAACACACGAAACGTGGCTTATATTTGGGATCTACGAGATTAAGATATGTTCCCTCGTGTATCAACTTTACAAAGTGGAAATCCATTTATATATTTAAGGAAAAAAACTTTAAATAAGATATATGAACTTCCCTAAAACACCCGGTCAATGTAGATATGTTCTAGCGTTGAGATCTAATAAACCCATCGTCGTTGGTTCTGGACCAGCTGGGTCGGGTAAAACAATGTTGGCATGTCAGTTGGCAATTGAACGTATCAGCGGTGTTGCGAGGGGTAAGGTTGTTCTCACGAGACCTATTGTAGCCGCAGATGAAGACATGGGATATCTACCTGGAGACATGGACCAGAAAATGGAACCATGGACGAAGCCCATGTATGACATTTTTGAAAAGTATCTGTCCCATAGTCAAATGGAACGTCAAATCTGTATAGAACCACTGGGATACATGAGAGGGAGGACCTTTGAAAATACGTTGATCATCGCGGATGAGATGCAGAATTCTACACCGAATCAAATGAAAATGTTGCTCACACGAGTGGGGGAGGGAACAAAACTTATCATCACAGGGGACTTACAACAGTCAGATCTCGGGAGTGATAATGGATTGGCAAATTTAATATACAGAATGAGCATGTATGACGCCGACTATATCGAACATGTAGATATGGATGATGATGATATCATCAGACACCCGGCAGTCAATGAGGTTCTCAAGATTCTTGAAAATTAGTCTTGCATTTTTCAACCCTTTTTGAAAGTATAGACATATTCAGACGAGTGCGCATAATTCGTTTATCTAACACGACCCTCTGGCGGTTAAGGGTGTTTACAGTATTTTTAAAATCTTCATTTAGTTCTTTGATGCTTTCGAGTTCCTGTTCAACCACCATGTATTGACCAGCAAGTCGTAAATTTGTCGGGAGATGTTTGATATCTTCTTCGAGTCGCTGACATTCAAGTGTCAGAGACTCAAAGTCTTCTTGTAATCCATTCTTCCTCATACATTACCCAAACATTTATAAAAACTTAAGTATTCAAATAATATTTTCTTTGACTATAATAAATGTCTCGCTTCATGAAAGCTGGGATGGCCCGAGGTATGGGTGCCATGTCCCAGATGCAGGGCACCGCAGCCTACCAGGGAATGACCAATACTTTCGGTCGTAAAATGACAGTAAGCCTGACGTATGGACAGGTAATTCTCATTACAATGCTAGCCGCGTCTTATCTAGTCGTAGCGTCTCTCGGTATTGACATGTTTGGTCGGTGCACCGAACTGAAGGGTGTCAAACTCCAAGAAAATCTGAACAAGTGGTTAGTCGCCACTCTCGCGATTGCTATAGCTATCCCCTGCACTCTCATGACAGTGCGCGTAGCTGGATCCAAGCTCACAGGATTGATGATGCTTCTCTTCGCTATCTTTGGTATCGTGGGAAGTTCCGCGGTTCTCAACTGGAACAACAAGTGCAAGGCTGTCGAAGAATCTGAAAAGATTTACGGTGGTATCAACATGGCGGTGTTCATCCTCATGCTCCTTGTGTCATTCTTTTTGCTGCGACCAGCGAAACCAAAACTTATGTAATTCAAACGTATGGATGAAACAAATAGTGTTCAACACATACATCCTTTTTATGCTCTTGGCCTATGTGATGCACAGGGCAGGAACATTTTCAATGGAAGAAAAGGTTAAAATGATTGAATTATTGGGTTACATGGCTGCCAACCCTGACTCTAGAATAGAGGGATGTGAGGGTGCAGCGACTCTGTTAGAAAAAGTGAAGCGACACCAACCATTGCGAGTCGCCCATTTAGAAGCTCAGTCTCGGGCTTCCAAAAGCCCTGAATGTAACCCTCATCTTTAGAATTCGCCGCTGTTCCGAGGAACGCCAAACTGGCAACAGCGACAGAAAGACCAATGTTATCATGGAACTGGGTGCTAATAGAGTTACCCGTCATAATCTCGTCAATGACAGCAGAGGTGAAACCAACCATCGCGGCACGCCCATTCACACGCTCAGCGACGGAAAGGTAATCGTTAGGTCGCTCAACCCGTGTGAGACTGGGACCCCTGACAGAGGAAGATGTCTTCTTTGGCGAGATCTTCTTGGGGGTGACAGTTGGCTTGGCGGACGCACAAATGAGAGAGCTCATTACTGGATAACATAAGATCTCAATCTTTAAGATCCTTTTCAATAATCTTTTTGAGGACATACAATTGGACGATAAAGCTAACAGATGTGTATATCGTGGATATGTTCATCCCAAACTTTCTATATTGGTAAACAACCCACAGCAAATTTGCAACCAGCGCAATGTAGAGCATCTTCTTATCGACAATCTCATCAATTCTCTCGTCCTGCCTTTTGACCTGGTCATACATCTGTAAAAATCCTATACCAAAAGCTACACTGGATATTATTTCATTCAAATCCATTTTATTTTGTATCTATATTATATATGGATTTATTTTTAGAAAAGTTTGCTGGAAAGATTGATAGTGATAGTCTCATCAGGACCGTTGCAGAACTTCAGAGTGAGTATATTGACGATGGTATCACAAAGGAAGACCTACCCCCTATCATCACCCGCCTCATGATGGAGACTGCCAAGTTCAAGAAACTGCAGGGACCCCAGAAGAAGAAGCTTGTTATCGGTGTTCTTAACCACTTCATCGAACAAATCGACAAGGGTGAGAAGGACAGTGAGTTTGAAATCGTCCTGAAATCGATGGTTCCCCCAATCATCGACGGTTTCGCTTCTATGCTCAAACTTAAGGGTCAGCTCCCCAAATGTCTTCAGTGCTTCAATTAAGGATAAGATCAGTACTTTCAGTACATGAGATTTCCTTCTCTGGAGGTTATGATTCAGTACGGAATCTATACAGTAAGGGAACTCACTCGTTTTTCACGAGGACTGGTGCCAAAAAAGAGAATTGAAGTCCTAAGTGAGTGTGAAAGGTGTGATTTTGTATACAAAGGAACAACTTGTTTGAACTGTGGACATGAAATACTGCACGGTGACCAGTTTCATGTCTAAAGGGCCTTCTGTCCTTAGTAATAGTCATATGTGTGCAGAGAGGCAATTGATACGACGATTATTTCATGAATGTCTTAAATCTGGATACAAACCACACCAATTCACATCTTGGTTACATAGAAAACATGGACACTTGGTGGTGTTTAGGCAAAACATAAATGGAGACGCTATATCATTACCCTGTGTTTTGTGCAGGAAAATGATAGAGAGGTATAACATATGTTGGATGGCGCATGACGGTGATAAGTGGATTCATAGTAGAAAATCAAATAATTTACCACGTTCTTTACCAACTGCTAAACAGAAGAGACTTTTAGGATTTGGGAAGGATGATGAGACCCAAAGCTGATTCAAGGTTGTTGTGATTTCGTTTCAGTGGTTTATTCCTCTTTAGCTTTAGCGCGTTGTTGTTAGAATTAGCATTCTTTATTTCATCCATCTTTTTTGTGTTTGAAACAAAGGGTATCACATTGTCTTTGTATGGCTTGGAAATGATTTCCTTCTTTTCAGTCGTATCTATAGTCTGATTTTTACGAAATTCATCTATCGTCATAGTTCCCCCGAACACATCGAGACTGTATCTTGGGGGTGCGGGTTTTACGTGACCCGACTGATTATACATCCTTCGTCTCATCATTATAATGTTTCCACAAATGATACCACCTCTGTTCACTCCATACTTATCTATTGCGTATGACTTCATACAACTCCAAGAACAAAAATTACCCGTCGTTGTAAAAGTGTTTCGCCGGTCGTCGTGTTTATAAGGTAATTGTAGGGGTGATCCATCGAATGGATGACAACACCACCAACACCACATACATATTTTTATTTCATCTCTTTAATACCTTTTTCAATATATCTAAATCTTCCTGTGTAATGTTTTTTTCCTTGACAATCTCTGTGATTTTTTCATTCTTTTCCAATTTGGGTTTGTCGTATTCATATCTCTCGGTGTATCTGTACAAGACTCCGACGAATATAAGCAAAAGGAGTGCAAAAATCAAACTCTTTTTCATTACTATAGATTTAGATTTTTACTGCGAAAATTATCAGAAATATCAAGCAGAATAACCCAACCGCGAAGAAGGTGATTGTTTTGGGATCCATACCAGCTATTTTGCTGGCTTCATATTGCTCCCTTTCGAAAGCTCTCTGGGCATCTTCGCTCCTGAACTGGTCTTCTCTCGCCATTCTCTCGGCTCGTCGTTTTTCTGTATTCGCAGACCTATGGGCTACGAGTTGCCCCGCTAGAGTCCGTTCGGCATCCCGGTCTGCCGCCTGAGCATCCGTGAGTCCATCACGGATTCGATCCGCTTCGGCAGCATCCTCTTTCATTCTAGCCTGACGAGCTTGCTGCCTCTCAAATTCACTTTCTTTCCACAATTCATCAGCTGTTATGGCAGCGTCAACTGCAGCGTCAAGTGCAAGTTGATCGTTCAACATCCCGTCCACATCAATGTTACATGTCTGAGTGATTTCTAAATCTCCTATAGCTGAGATGTCATCGACTTGCATGAGTTGATTACAAACAGCCAGGTCAATATCACAAGATGGTAATCCCTCTCTAGGTCTGAACATTTTGTTGGCGTCATCTAAGCCAACTTGGGTGCCGGTGCATATCCCGGGTGCGAGACAGTCTGGATTACCACCATACGCATCAGAGGTTGGACACGGTTCTTCGGATCCAAATGGGCATAGTAAAGTCTCTATATCAGCAGCTTTCTCGAGGATTTGTGCACATCCCGCCCATGTGGGATTCTGTTTACAACGTTCCATGAAGTCCATACCAGTTACGTTTATACAAGCACACCTGATATCTTCACGGTTGTTCGTGCAGTAGTCATATCCAAGGTCATCTACAGTTTCTTTGCTTACGAGAGCCTGAATCAATTCGTAACATGTCTGACCTTGGGCACCAACCACTTTGTCCAGATTAGCTGAGTCGAAACAGAATCCGTCACCACCAGCTTTTTTTCCAGATTTTGTCACTGCCCCAAAAAGGATCTGATCGAGAAAATTCACTCGTTGACCAGCGGTGTTAATGACCGCGGGACCTAAGAGGAATTGGCTTTCTCTTTTGTCATTGATTATATTGACCAAATCAGAATTCATAACCTCACATTTCAACCCAAAATGTGCTCCATCATCAAAATCTTGTGGGGTGTTTCTGAGTAGTGTAGACTCCCCCAACGTCCAACATGGGTTCCAACCTTCATCACCAGTCCCCGAGAATCGAACACAATCCTCCCCCGAATGAGTATCTTGGTCAGTTCTGGTCCTTGTGCCGCCAGCATTCACTTTAGTATTCACCATCCAGTGTCGTCTCCTACCCGCCCTCCCCTTCTTATGTCGCCAGACATATTTACCATCCCAGTTATCTCTATTACCACTATCATCCCAGTTTCTACAGGTGCTGTCACCATCTGGGTTACCCCACCCTTTATTGACATAAGCCTGTGAATATATGTCCACTGACATCACTAAATTAAATGAGGATTTTTTTTCCTGATGTAAATGTAGTGATGTATCTTTTCGTCGTAGCTGTCATAGTTCTTGTGGTGCTCTATAATTACACGTCTTACAAAACAATTCATAGAAGCACCGTGCCAAGTTACATGTGTGAAAAGATAATCCAAACATCACAAAAATATAAATTCTTGGACACCCCTGAAGAAGTGGACGACAAGCCTATGCAAGAAATACCCATTTATGACAACGACACCCCAATTAATCAAGAACTTTGGAACCTCTGCAAAGAATATTACACTTCCCTGGCTTCGAAGTATAGTTTACGACTAAACTACGCTTTCTTGAGACGATATGAACCAGGGGAAAGGAACGATCTTATCATGCACTTCGATGATGAGAACGACGCACCAACGACAATCAACATATTGTTATCCGACACGAGAGATTTTGAAGGTGGAGATTTATATATCTTTAATAAAAATAACACAAAGAAGATACTCAAACAACATGGTGGTGATATGAATATCAAACAACGTGAACAATTTATTAACGAGTGTTCAAATATGCCTGTTCTTAATCTGAGACGGGGAGATGCTGTGCACTATAGGGGTAGTGAGCTGTTGCATGGTGTATTACCTGTTACAAAAGGTGAGCGATACGTGCTAGGCTTTTTCTCCTCAATCATTCAATAAACTTTTTTACAGCTTCTATCTTTCTATCGATACTGTTCTTATTGACATAAGTCTTCAGTACACCTGCTAAAACGATGATGCAGAGTAGCATTAGGGAAACTTCGGTGTTCTTCATTACTTTACATGAGTATTATTTTCTCGTAAGTGAACTAAAATAGAGATCAATAATCTCATCCACATCCCGGATTCTATCCTGACGGGCATACTCAAACACCGCGTTGTAAATCTTTTTGTCTCTGTCATGTTTCATGAGGGGTTTCAATAACTCCTCCATTCGTTCTATATGATTCTCTGTGAACCCCCCCTTTTCGTGAGCATCGTCTATGATATCGATTACTACCCCCCTCGTGTGCCGTATGTCCACATATGTCTCCCTCCTGACATAAAATAGCAAAACTGCGATAGCCACGATGACCACTGATAAGAGTAACATGCTTAGTATGTAACGATATTTTATTTGTCTTTGACATTTTTGTTTTCTTTCTTGACGTTCTGTAATAAAATGTATAGAGTGTTACGGTCGTTCATTTCAGCACTGTTATAAGCTTCTTGAATAATGCTCTCATCATCTGTGAGGTGGTTGAAGATGTTCATGACGTATATGGAATTTAAGGGTTTTTCAGAATTGTTGATACGTTCCTCGAGACCTTCCGCAATACCAGAGTAGTATTCCACATTGAAGCACCTGTTCCGATACAACTGGAACATCCATACAGAAATTACGACTATGGCTAGAACAAAAATAACATTGTTAAGTTTCATTTTACTTTAGAGTGGGATTTTTTTTCTCAGTAGAAATCAAATGGGTGGAGGTGGCAGTAAAGCCAAGTCCGAAACTGTCATTGAAAATACTGTCGTGAACGAAAACGTTTTCAAGGCACTCAACAGTTCAAGGAATATGACAAATTCTAGTGTTATAGCAAACCAGGTGATGGATCTGAAGGGTGTGCAGGCTCTCAGTTGTAGAATGCCTATCAATCAAACAGCAACTGTAGATGTCAAAGTTCTCGCACAATTTGAACAAAGCGACGCAGCCGACCTGAGTTCAATGATAGCAACTAATCTCGATCAGGCTGTGACGGAGAATACAAGCTCTGAAAGTGGTTTTGGTGATGTCATGAGTGGTGGATCTGAGACAGATGCTTACACCGAAATCAAAACCAATGTCACAAATAGAATGAATACGGAGATCACAAACGAAGTCATCAACGAAATTAGAACTGAAATTGTGGCAAATCAGACAATGAAGATCGAAAATTTAGTGCAAGATCCCCTCGGGTTCACCGTTTTGAAGGAACTAGGATTCCCACCAACTCTTGAAATGATGCAACTCGCTTCTCAAACCGAATGCCCAATCGATCAGAACCTAACCATCAAGTTTGTATCTGAACAGATTGGGAAAAAGGTGTCCACGATCATTCAGGAAGTTGTCCAGGAAGCTGACCTCTCAACAGATTTGGAAAAAACAACAGAGTCTGCAACTGAGGGTGTTGGTGACACTATTGGAGACGCGGCTGAGGGTATAGGTGCCGGTGTGGCCGCTGGAGCCGAGGGTATAGGTGCAGGTGTGGCCACTGGAGCCGAGGGTGTAGGTGCTGGTGCGGCTATGGCCATGGCCGGACCTTTCATCCCTTTTGCGATAGCATCTTCCGCGTCGATGGCCATGATGATGATGATGATGATGATGTCGAAGAAGGGTGGTATGGACCCAGCTATGATGGCTATGCTGGCTCGTAAGTAACTAAAATCCGTTTGTGATAATTCCATCAACACTGTATTTATACATATATTCAAGCTCCTTGTCTTCTTTATGTGTATAAGTATATACTCTTATGTTTTTCTTCTCACAATGCGAGATCAGGGTGTGGTCCAAGCACGTCCAATGAACGATGAGAACGTTTAGCCCAGATGTCACCCGGTCGTATTCAGTTTCGTGGAACACGGTTTCGAATGTAGATCCTCTGTTTAGGAAGTGTGGTAAATTGTAAACGATCTTCCTGTTGAAACTACAAAAGTAGACGTTACTTGTTTTTCTATCCTCGAAAAAGTCAATCAATTTCTGAACCACTCGTAAATCCGAACCTTTAATGTCTAAGATGACTAAAGTATCTTCAATTGTGGGGATTTTGTCATAGACGTCTTGAAGTGTGACGATCTCACGTGTCCGTATTTCATCTATGGTCAAATTTGAGATGAATTCATCACCATCGTATAGATCATGAAATAACACCAATTCACCAGATGAACATAATTGAACATCAATCTCAACCCCGTCATACCCCCTGTTGATAGCACCCTGTATGGACTCAATCGTGTTATCCTTGAACATGTTAGAGTATCCCCTGTGAGCTATACACTTCATCCTAATTTAAAGAGATATTTCTTCTTTATACTAATGATACTCAGTATTGATGTGGGTATAAGGAATTTGGCAATGTGTCTACTGAATGACAAAAAGCAAAACCGTGTAGAGCAGTGGGATGTTGATGGTATACCACCCGAACATAAGAATGGTATCTACGTCTCTTTAAGAGATCACTTGGATGCTCGACCCTGGGTTCTAAAAGCTGATACGATTCTGATCGAGAAGCAACCTGATCGCAATAAAAAGATGATATCTGTCATGCATTTTCTTCACGCTTACTTCATCATTAGATGCCCAAAAGCGGAAACAATCCTTTACGACGCTCGTCACAAGATTCCAGATGTGGCTGGTCCAGGGAAGGCTCAATACAATAAACGAAAAAAGGTTTCCATACAGCGTTGTGAAGAATTCATCAGGGATGGAACAACAAACATTGATTGGTTAGAAGTTTTCATAAAATCCAAGAAAAAAGATGACCTCGCCGACACTGTAATGCAAGCACTCAGTTTTGTGAATAGGATTGAGGTTCTCCCTAAATCTAAAAAGAAAACCACAAAGCTCATAGCTCGTCGTCCCAATGAAAATCAGAAGAGAACGAAATACTCAAAGTCGAATCTTGCGTGGATCTACTTGAACAAACCGGAGTGTGAATGTTTGGATAATAACAAACGTTTCATGAAGGACCTAAAGAGGTATTTTACCAATCTTGATGACCTGATTAAAGAAATAAACGGATAGATGTATACAATGAAGAAAGTTTTGGATCATGGATTCGTTGAACTCGTGGATCACATGCCTCAAGAGAATCTCGACAAGGCTATCGTTGATGGGGCTCGTGTAAGCTACCAAACTGGAACAAAAACGACGAGAGGTGATAGGGGTCTCATCAGGTATCTCGTTCGAAACTGGCACACATCTCCACTCGAGTTGGTGGTTTTCAAATTTAGGATCAAGGCACCATTGTATATCGCGAGACAGTGGCTTCGGCACAGGACTGCATCTGTGAATGAGATGTCCGCACGTTACTCGATCGTTGATGAAGAGTATTACGAACCGGAGATCCTACGTGGACAATCCGCGGTGAACCACCAAGGTTCTGAGGGGACTGTCGACATAGGTGAAGAACTGAAGCACACCCTTTCGTCTCAATACAAAGATGCGTTCAGGATTTACGAGCAACTTCTTGAAAAGGGTGTATGTAGGGAGCAGGCTCGTGGTGTCTTACCACAATCCACATACACGTCTTTTGTATGGAAAATGGATCTACACAATTTGATGCATTTCTTACAATTGAGAATGGATCACCACGCACAGAAGGAAATCCGAGAGTATGCCACGGCTATATATGACTTGATCCAACCCCTCGTCCCTCTGACGATGGAGGCATTTATGGATTTTAGGGTGAACTCTATGCAGCTCACAGGTCCCGAGATAGAAGCTTTAAACACTGGTAAAGCTATTGAATCACCAGGAGAACGTAGGGAGTTTGAAGAAAAATTAAAAAGGTTAAAAATTAAATGTCCTTAGAGTACAACAAACAGTATGTTCGCTATTACGACATCCCCCACTTGGTTCACTAAGACTGACGATTTCAAGAAGGTTGGTAAAAAAATACAAAAACAGAGAAGCTCCGAGGTGGAGAGAATCAAGGATAAGATTGGTGACATTGCCCGCGACGAACAGAGGCGCGTCAAGGAAATTTTCAAGGAACACCAAGATATTGTTAAGAAGGCAAAAGGGTCCAATAAGAAGACCAAAACCAAGGCCAAACCTAAGTCGATCGATCTTTACGAAAAGTAATCCACACGGCAAAAGCTGCCAATGCCGCTGCCACCGGTGTATCACTAAACCTCTCGGCTAATAAGGCGCAAATCACGGTATATTGAACAACTCGTATTTCCTGTCTCGTTTTTACCATCGACCTTCTCATCGATGCTCTCGACCTCTCAAGGCCGAGAACAGTCGAACTTATCTTCCCAATCTTACCTGGAATCTCAGTTGTTTTTTTGATCACTTCACTTATGTCTATAGAATCAATGAATTGTTGCTGGATCATTGGTTCGAGGTATGTGAAATAGTTAAAGTCTGGGTCTAGTTGGATACAAATTCCTTCAATCAGTGAAAATGATTTAGCGAGATATACAAAACTGGTTGGGACGACAAACGGCTTTTCCATGGCGAGTTCCACAGCAAGATCATCCTTCATGATTGCTCCTCCGTCAAGAGTTTGTAGGTATCCGAGAATGTTCTCAAAAAAGAGTTCAATGTCAGAAACATCGGAGGATGTTGGAACAATGACACCGAGTCTAATCAATATGTCCACGATACCCTTTGTGTCTCGATTGATGATACAAATAAACAAGTCACTAAATCCAAGTTGCAGTTCCTCACTCAATTTAATCAACAACCCAAAGTCGTAGAATACCAACTTTCCATCTTTAGAGATACCCAAGTTTCCTGGGTGGGGGTCAGCGTGGAAAAGTCCACTATCCATGGTCTGAATGACATAGGAGTTTACAAGCGCTTCACATACCTTCTTCTTATTGATCTTCTTGTCTTTGATTTCCGTTATTTTATCTGTTGGTACATATTCCATTACAATCATTTCATCGGTACAGTATTTCTTGTATACACGGGGTATCTTGATCCAGTCAACGTTTCTCAATGATCTTCTAAATTTGATTGCATTGTCAACTTCTTGAACATAGTCGGCCTCTCCTAATAGATACTGTATTGAATCATTGAGAACAAAGTCTGAACTGTTCCCAGTGTCAACACCTATCGTTTGAAAAAACTGTAGGATTTTTCTGACTGTGTCCGTGTCGGATTCCATGGTTTCGTAGATACCGGGCCTTTTTAATTTTACAACAACACGTTTACCGTTTTTTAGTACAGCTTTATGAACTTGTCCAATACTAGCGGATTTGAAAGGAGTCTCTTCAAAATGTTTAAAAATGTCCAAGTTCAAACCATCCTTAACTAGATTGTAATCGAATGGTGGAACGTTATCTTGAAGGGATTCAAGTTCTCGTGTAAACTCTGGTGGATACAGGTCACCACGGGTGGAAGCTATTTGCCCTAATTTTACAAATGTTGGTCCAAGTTCCAGAAGCTCTTGTTTGGTCCACCTACCGAGCTCTGCTTTGTCATCCGTAAAGCGCTCCTTCCAAATATATTTGGTGGCAAACTTCCATGTTTTCAACTTCTGATTTTGAGGTATTCTAGGTGGTGGTTTACCTACCGGGGCCTGGTTTAGTATAGACAACATATCCTAACATATATGTATACTTTTTTCTATAAGTATAATATAACATGACACGTCAAGTGAAAAACCTTCTCAGTCCAGTTACAAAGCCGGCTGAAATTTTCATCAAAGCACAGCCACTTGTGCTTTCCCTCATCATCTTGTATCAAGGACTGTTTGCTCCCAACGCGATTCAAATCCCTGAGAGACTTGGGAGGCTCTTCGACAACAAACCATTCCGTCTGGTTTCCCTGATGGCGATCGCTTTCAGCGCGACTGGTGATATCGAGTATGCCCTGTTATCGACTGTTATATTCCTGATCATCATGTATGCTCTCAAGACCCCTGAGGAGCGTCGGAGAACAGGTTTCATTTAATTTGTAAGTTACATATAGAATGAAGATTCATATCGTCGGTGCTGGACCCACCGGTATGTCGCTGGCGTGGGAAATTGTCAAGTCAGGTGACCACGACGTCACTATCTATGAACGGAAAACATCAGGTGGGGGTTCTTGGTGGGAGCCTGACACGGAGACGAGAGACCTCCACGCTCATAGGGCACTCTTCGACAGAGGTTTCATAAACACACAATCATTCTTGAAAGAGATGGATCTCGAATGGAATGATCTGTTCGAAAAGGTTGAACCAGATTTTTATCAATTCCTCGTGAAGAACTTTGAATCGAAGGACTACATCGCACTAATTGATTTGTTTTTCAGGGCCACTGTGCAACCCATAAAATACAAAACCATCTCAATGAAAGAAGCGACTGAGAATAAGCTATCTGAAGGTGGTAAAAAGATTATTGAACATCTACCAATCAACATTGACGGTATCACGTGGGGTCACATGTCTGTTTTTGAATTTGTCAAAACTATCGATCAATTAGTCTTTTCGAATATGTATACTCAAAAAGTTTCGGGTAAGGTGATGAACGACGCCATCGAGGAAAAACTTTTACAAGCGGGGGTCAACTTTATTTTTGGTGTGGAAGTTACAAATGTGAGCTATATGGAGGATGGATATGAAGCCACTTTCAGTGACAGTACCACCATAGATGACGGGATGTTATTTCTATGCATTGATAACAGCCCAGCCCTCAAACTCATCGGTGACAATTGGGGGCCAGACGCGGAGAAGAAAATACGAAGTGCGACTTACGGATCTATATGTGTTCTTCTAGACTATGACGACTATGTCCATGCTGGTGAAGAGTTTGAGACACTCGTTAGCACTCGATGGAATATCCTCGTCTCAAACTTACCTGGTTCCAATACAGTGTCGTGTGTTTTATGTGATCTAAATAAAGAGATTCTGTCTAGTGAACCAGATGTCATCAAGAGAGAAGTCATACACCAGTTGGGTTTACCTCCACCGGAGGCCATCAGGATTGGTTGGGGTAGTGAGTGGAATGGTGAGAAGTGGGAATTTTCACAATCATCGGGTGTTTTGGGTTTGCATGGACAAGTTCCCTTTGTGGGCAAATGTCCAAAGGTTGTCCTCTGTGGTATGATGTCGCCCAGGAATACACCATTTTCCAGTATCGAATCCGCCATAGAGGTCTCAAGGACTGTCAGTCATCAATACTTCGGGACTCGTCAACCACTGAAGCCACTACTTCTTTCCCAGGTATTGACAATTTCATTCGTTTTACTTATAGTTTTAATTCTAATGTATCGTAACAAGAATCAATGAAGTTCTTGGCTCAAGTCTATGAACCAATGTATGATTTCAATAATAAAAGGTATTTGAGGGTAACAATCCCTGCAGATGTTTGTCAAATTATTGAAAAAATGCACGCGGCGAGGAGTCATATGATCATGCATAAAAATGTAGATGACCCCATCGATGGTAATGTTCTTAAAATTAAGGTTCCGTTCCGTTATAGGAGAGTGATGTGCGACGTCAAAGGACGTCCCATTCAGTCTCTAATAAAGGGAGACACTATAGAAGTGGATGTTGAATTCAAAGGTGTTTGGAATGTGGAAAATCACTCGGGCTTTTCCTGGGTGCTCTCCTCCTCAACCTTCTCGAGCTCTTCGTCCTTGACCTGAGAGGGATCCTTGGGAAGATCAATAGTCTCAAGGCCACCCTTCTTCAAGTCCCTAAAGGTCTGGAGCATACCCTGAAGTCTGAAGATCTCTTGAGTCATCTGTTCGATGGTTTGGGCAATCTTTTTAATGTTTTCGTCAATGTTTACAACCGGCATATAGTCAATTAAAGTTTCAAGTCTTTAAATAACTAATATGGGATCCCTGACCAGAAGTGGATACATCATCAAGAGTAGTGAATCTAACCTGGTTAATTTTAAAAAGGAACTTACTGTAAGACCTATCGTAAATGGTGACTTTGGATTTCCTCCACCACCTTTCAAAGTTTTCAGAACAACTAAGAATGGAATCTGCGTTCCAAGATTCTACGGAACTGATAAACTGGGAGTTCAAAAGCACGACTCGAGGCCAGAGTCGGCGAGAATCACCACCAAATTCACTGGACAACTACGAGACGCCACTCACCAAAATGAAGCACTTGATGCCGCAATTAAAGCAGGGCATGGTGTCTTATCTCTGCCATGTGGTTATGGCAAAACGACGGTATCCCTAGCAATAGCTTGCAAACTCGGATATAGGACCATGATCATCGTGCACAAACAGTTTCTCGCTGACCAGTGGAAAGAAAGAATTCAACAATTTTGTCCTGGAGCTACGATAGGTATCGTCCGGCAGGATAAGAAAGAGGTCAACTGTGACTTTGTGATTGCTATGCTCCAATCACTGTCACTGAAAGAATATTCCTATGACGATTTCGATAGTGTGGGCACGGTCATCGTCGATGAGGCCCACCACATTTGCGCAAAAGTTTTTAGTCAAAGTTTATTCAAAATGTGCCCCAAACATATTTACGGCCTTTCCGCAACACCTGAGAGAAAGGATGGCCTGACAAAGGTTCTACATTGGTTCATGGGTCCAACATTCTTTGCCGTTGAGAGAAAGAATCAAGAACAAGTCGAGGTATTCCCCGTGATTTATGACTCCCCAAACTATAAAAACCCACCACCCTCTATGAGAAACGGTAAGATTTCAATGCCCAATATGATCACATACTTGGTCGAGGATCGAGCCAGGAACAAGATGTTGGTTGAGTTGGTGAAGAAGGCTTCGGCCGGGACTCGACAACTACTCGTTCTCAGTGACAGGAGACTGCATTGTGAACTTCTCCACCAATGTTTCCCCAAAACGTCTGGACTATATATGGGAGGTATGAAGGAAGTTGATCTTCAAGAATCCTCAAAAAAGAAGATCATCTTCGCCACATTCAGTCAAGCCCATGAAGGTCTAGACATCCCAACTTTGGACACTGTTATCCTGGCGTCCCCAAAGTCTGACATCACTCAAAGTATCGGACGCATTATGAGAGAGACGAAAGGAAAAAAGAATAATCCCCACATCTATGACATCCATGACCCTTGGTCAATCTTTTCAGCTATGTATTACAAACGAACAAAAGTATACAGAAACGGGGGATTCAAAATCCATGGAAAACATGTGGAGGAGAAAAAAGATAATTTCCCCAAAGGTAAGTGTATGATTAATTTACCATGAGGGAAAACCCCAAAGTAGATTACCATTTACGCCCTGATAGAATCAGAGACGGCTAACATGATCACGCCAACTATGAACGCTATGATGACGTAATTCAATTCTGTGTCTTCATCACCCATCTCCTTAACAGGAGCCTGGGGTTTGGATTGTTCGACAACGACCTGCTGTCGAGGGGGAGGTTCCAATTCCTCCAGCGGACAATACGCTATCATTTATATATACTTTAGAGATTTATTTCAGTCTTCTTTTTCCGTCGCGTCCTCTTCGGCTTTGAGGGATCCACGTTTACCTCCTTTACCTCCCCACCAGTAGAATCTCCTGAAATGGAGACAATATCAGAAAATTCCTCATCCTCCTCCTCGATCCTTGGGGTGGGGTTCATATTCAAGTTTGTGTTCATCGGGGGTGGGGGGGGCATCATGACACCACCCATCAGACTGGAAATATCCAGACCTGGACCCTTCATCTCATAGTTCCCTGTTCCGCCAATGGGTGGTTCAGACGCCGACTCCCCAGGGTCCCTAGTCGTGTTCTGCACTGCCTGCATCATGTTCTTGACTAGGTCGGGGTTCTGCTTGATAACGTCATTCATATTGGGTATGGCGGTCTTGAACATACTGTTCGTCAAGTGGAACATCATAGCGGAGCCACCAAGCATCATGATCAGCTTGACCTCGGGTGCGACACTGACCTTGGATCTATACTTCACATATAGCTCCTCAAAGACACTGTCATAGTCGTCTACATTCTCCATAACACTCTCAGACCAACCCTCCAATTGAACCTCAAAGGGGTTGTATCGCTTGTTCAAAAACTCGAGACCGGTCACACAAGCCACTAACATACGCCTCGAAAACCGGATCGACTGCTCGACATCTATACTGTAAGTGATTCTCTTCACCTCAGCACGAAGTTCATCAACATTGGAATACGCGGTGAGACGCTTATTCACAGCAAAACCCTTCTTCTCTAGGCGAGCAAGCTTGTTGAGAAGATCAGACTTCTCCTCGTCGATAGAAGTGTACCCACTAGAAGGCTTCTCCTCCTGCATTCCAGGAGCGCCCATATCTTCATCATCAAAGGCCACATTGTCCTCACCGTAATCAATCTCCTCGTCGTTATGGGTGGGTTGTGTCGGAGCAGATTGTTTGTTGGGGTTAACGAAAGCATCCATAGCTTCCTGGTGTTGCGTGGGGGGTCGTGGTCCAAATGCACTCTTTTGAGGACGTTGAACGGGCCTGGGCTGTGGAACAGATATTTCAATCTCATCCATAAGTGCCTGCTCATCAGCATCCAATTTCATAACAGTAGTATGTCCTCTATCAAGAATGATATCTCCGTCCATCTACTCTCTATGAAGAAACTAAAAAAAATATCTTTAACGCACTTTAAAAAAAATATAAACATACAGTAAATGTTCAGTCTCAACAAGACCAGCCGCAATGCCTTGATGTATATTGTGGTCCTCATGTCCCTTATCAGTGTTCTGACCATCATTCAGGGTAAGTCGAGCAACTACCAACCCAGGCCAATCACCGTCAACGCTATCAGCCAAAAGTCCATCTTTGATCTCGAGCATCGTGAGGAATGTGCACCCGGATCCCCCAAGGGTAGCCCTTACACAAAGTCCCTCACCCCTGGTGGAGTCTGTGGTGCTCAGGGTCTCGTGAATGATCACGCAGGTTATTCCATCTCTGGTGGAATCGGTGGATCTTTAATCTAAGTATATATAAATGGTTCTTCCCATCCCAGATCTTAATTACGAGTATCACACGATAACTATTGATTCTACCGGACAGAGCAGTGCCAATAGTTTTACCTGCTATCTCGAAAATCCCCTGAAAAATATTGTTCAGGCTAAACTCGTGGCTTCTCACATTCACACGAAGGCTTCTAACCAGCACATTTACATTTCAATCAAAGAGCTGGACAGCAACTTCAACGACAGGGCCGTCGGAACCTTGAACGGCGCTGGCACAATCGGTAACGTGAAGGGTGCTTTTGCGAGCCTGATCTCTGATGTCACCGCAGTAGGCACTGGTAACCACATTAACAATTTTAAGGATGATTACGATGTGAGCACACAGTATATCACTCCCATTCGTCAGATTGGTCGCTTCACTGTAAATATCTATAACCAAGCTGGTGACCTAATTTTGCCCAATACCACGGGCACCCCCAACTTTCTCGTCGTGAAATTCACGTGTATGAAACCCAATTTGTAATTTTTCTCATTTAAAAGTAACAAACGATGTCTGCTGGCATAACTCAACTTATTGCTGTTGGTGCCCAGGATAAATATATCATTGGCAAACCAGAGATATCGTTTTTTAGTTCCACTTTCAAGAGACATTCAAATTTTTCACAGTCCATTGAAAAACAAACGATTTATGGAGCGGTGAAAAATAATTCCATGTCAAGTGTTCAATTTGAACGTTCTGGTGATCTTCTAGGGTACGTATACTTCACCCTAGATGACACGACAAAAGCTCTCGATAGCCAGCGATGGGGTAATATCATCGACAAAGTCGAGCTTCTCATTGGTGGATCTGTCATAGATACACAGGATTCTGTGTTTACTGAAAACATCGCCATCGATACCTTTGCCCAAAACGTCTCCAAATCTGCGAATGGTACTCACCCGGGTGTGAGCGCTCGTTCATATTTTTATCCCCTGCGTTTCTTCTTCTGTGAAGGTCCACAATGTGCCCTTCCCCTAGTGGCCTTGAACTACCACAATGTTGAGGTTCGTATTTACTGGGGCACAGAAGCTTCCAACTATAATATCGAGATGTACGCCAATTACTACTATCTCGATAACGAGGAGAGAGGTAACATAGCTTCTAAGAGACATGATCTCCTCATCACACAAGTTCAAAAGAACCTACCTTCGAACCACACAACACAAGAGTTGTACTTCAATCATCCAGTCAAATATCTCGCATCATCTGACACAACGACCGATGGTGCACTTACATCCCCATCCAATAAGGTCAAAATATCAATTAACGGGCTCGATCTGTGCACACCACGTTGGAGTAAACCTCATTTCATCGATGTCATGAACTACTACCACACAAATTTTGTCACTTCACCAGATTTCTTTTTGTACTGCTTCTGTCTCTCAACGAGTTCCTTGCAACCTACAGGAACCTTGAACTTTAGTCGTTTACACTCTGTAAAAATCGTCAGTGAAAATATGCCCATCCAACACCCCATTTATGCAGTCAACTATAACATTTTACGTATAGAGAATGGTATGGCAGGATTACTTTATGCAAATTAAAAATAGAGGATTATATTAAATGGTTAAGAACTTACCGACGGTGGAGAGATCCACTAAAATCCGTTTTGGTAAGCATGTAGCTGAAAACCAGGCTGAAAATACCATTGTTTTCAATGCCAGTAATACTGTGCTACAAGCGACCAATCCCGGAGCCGTGTATCTCTCACCCATCCGTTTCAGAGATGACTTTTCAGATCCTAGTATAGTCTTACTCATGTATAATAAAAGCACAGGTGAGATAACAGAAGCTGGTTCATCAGTTGGTTCAACTTTCGAACCACCTCTTCAATCTATTACAGGATTCGGTAACACGACAACCCATACGATTGAATTTAATAACCCCACAACTTCCTTCAGGGCCACCTCCAACGTTCAACTAGATTCACTTTCGGAAAACATCGTTCCTATCGTTGGACCGAGTAATGTTCTCATAGACTCGAACATATCACAGGTTGGGGACACAATCACCATTGCCTCAAATTTGGAAGTGTCCGGAAATTTACACTTCAACTCACTGAGTGAAAATGCTATTCCAATCGTGGGAGCTAGTAATGTTTTGACAAATTCACCAATAACTAAAAGTGGAAATAAAGTTGTCATTACTTCCAACCTTGAAGTCATAGGAAATGTCCAATTTGCAAATGGAACAATTACAGAAATAAAAAACACTGACCTCGTCGTAGAGGACCGCATAATTGGTCTGGCACACAACAATGCACAAAGTGGGATGGATATTGGAATTGTAATGAACTATCCGGATAAAAACGTTGCGATCATTCATCATGGTGACGAGACACCCAAACGTCTGTCCTTCGGTTACACACAAAATACACACACGGATACTTCGATCGAACCCGATTCCAATAATATTACGGTGGATGTGCTCGGAGACTTGATTGTTCAGAGTAACTTAGAAGTCGTCGGTAACAGCCAAGTAGCCAATCTCTCTGTGACACAAGCCCTCGAAGTGGATACAAACACTTTGAAGGTGGACAACACAAATAATCGTGTAGGTATAGGTGTATCTACTCCGACCGTCGCACTAGATGTGCTTGGAGATGGATCTTTTACTGGCACGATCACGGGGTCAACTATTACTGACGGCACTGCAACACTGTCCGGTGGGTCATTTTCGGGTTCTACCGCTACTCTAACAACTGCCCGCACCATTGGTGGTGTCGCATTTGATGGTTCCGCTAACATAGATCTGCCAGGTGTGAATGTGACTGGTAATCAAGATACAACTGGATCAGCTGCTACGTTGACGACCGCTCGCACCATCGGCGGTGTCGCCTTTGATGGTTCCGCTAACATTGACCTCCCAGGTGTAAATGTGACTGGTAACCAAAATACGACCGGCTCCGCAGCCACACTTACGACCGCTAGAACAATTGGTGGTGTTCTCTTCGATGGATCAGCCAATATAGACCTTCCAGGTGTCAATATAGGTGGTAACCAGAATACAACAGGATCGGCAGCTACACTCACGACCGCCAGAACAATTGGCGGTGTTCTCTTCGATGGATCAGCCAACATAGACCTTCCAGGTGTCAATATAGGTGGCACTCAGAATACTACTGGATCTGCTGCAACTCTAACAACTGCAAGATTGATAGGTGGCGTGTCCTTTAACGGGTCAGCCGACATAGATCTCCCAGGTGTCAACATAGGTGGTAACCAAAACACTACCGGTTCTGCGGCTACTCTTACGACCGCCAGAACAATTGGTGGTGTCGCGTTTGATGGTTCGGCCGACATAGACCTTCCAGGTGTCAACGTAGCTGGTAATCAAAACACTACCGGCTCTGCAGCCACTCTTACAACCGCTAGAACGATTGGTGGTGTGGCCTTTGATGGTTCCACTGATATCGTGCCGACCACATTTAATGCTATAACTGCTACGAGTGGAACCTTCTCAAGCACACTGTCTTGCACCGGATTAACAGCAACCAGTGCGCAAATCAGTGGTAATCTCACTGTTAACACAGACGCGATAATCGTGGACGCCACCAACAAGAGAGTGGGTGTGGGGAAAACACCGGGTGCCAATCTAGATGTTTTAGGTAACGTCTACGCCTCTGGAGCAATCACGAGTGCGGCTGGTCTGATAACTGGTGATGGTGGTGGTCTATCTAACTTACAGGTTTCGTCCTTCGCTTCCGACGTCACTCTCGGAACCGATACTTCCGGTAACTACGTGGCATCCCTGGTGGGAGGTGATGGTATAACTACCGGTGCCGCTGCTGAGTCCGCCACGCCTACGGTGGCTGTAGATCTCAAAACGAATGGTGGTCTCGTTATAGAAACTGGACAGGTGGCTGTCGACCTTGCCGCTTCCAGTATCACCGGAACATTGGCAGTCGCCGACGGAGGCACGGGTGTCACTACAAGCACGGGGACCACGAATGTCGTGCTCTCCGATAGTCCCACACTCACGGGAACACTCACAGCGGCTACCGCGAATTTTAGCGGTGATATCTCCGCGGTAGCAGGAACCTTCACAGGTGCTGTCCAAGGTGCCAGCTACACCGGTGGCCCCATCTCTGGCACAACAGGGACATACACAGGCGCACTTACAGTCACGGATAGCACCCAGTCTACATCTACAAGCACAGGGTCTGTGATCATCTCTGGGGGAGTAGGTATCGCGGGATATGTGCATAGTAGCACTATATCTGCGGCATACGACCAAGATTTGACTTCATACATGGGTCGCGCGGCTGTAGGATATATGGGTCAGACTAATCACGCTTCATTTGCACACATTGATAATAACAACACGTCGAGTTATTCGCTTAAACAAACTGAAGGTGGCACTACACATCTTAATGCGAAATCGGGTCAACATATTCGTTTAAATATAAATAACAATGAAAAGGCTAGGATTACGGGTGATGGTGATTTTTATGTGGATACTGATACACTGTATGTCGATGCAACGAATGACAGGGTCGGTATAGGTCTAACCACCCCAACCGTTGAGTTAGACGTTTCTGGTAGTGTGTATACGTCTCAAAATATCACAGCTGGTGGTAATGTTAGTGCAAATAAGGTTTATTCGAGCGATGGGACTGTGATTAACAGTGGTTCTGTATGTAAAAAGTTTTATAGCTTCAGTGGCACCATTGCAGACACGACAACACCGGCCAATGCCGCGATTAAACTCACATTCTCGTCTAACATCTTTTACGCTAAAATTGTCGCACACTTGGTAGAGGATTCCATAGAGTTTAGCAACATGTCCCTCGAAGTTGGTGGTGGTAGCAGAGCTGGAGGGGCAACCCCTCAACTGAGACTCGGGTCTGTCTCCGTCTTTGGTAACACGAGCACTAATCCCTGGAACTCCACACCAGACGTTACTACAACCACGGGTGCGATTATTATTCAGCCATCCGCCGCCATAAACTCTGGTGGTGGTAGCTCCACAGCAGCCGCCCTTTACAATATTTTTGTGGAGTATATAGGTCCAGATTCTGTTAACGGAAAACTAATAGACATTTATCAAGGCACGTCGCAAGTCAAGGTATTTAATTATTAACTAAATATAGATGAGTGAGTCTTACGGAGAACTCTTAGCCGAGTTCAGTGCACGTGAACGAATTTCAGATGTGGATTTTGTCAATCTTGTAAATACAGGGGTTCAGGATGAGCCTGAAAAACAATTCCGTGATAAACGCAACTCAGAACTTAACAAAACTGACAAGTATGCCACTATAGATTTTCCTCACCCAAATAAGGAAAAGAGAAAACAGTGGTTGCAATATAGACAAGAGCTGAGAGATTTGCCAGCTAACACAGAAAACATAAAAAAGGTCGTTTGGCCAAAAGAGCCGGAAATAAGTGACTCCGAAGACGTGTATGAAGATATGGATACACAACTGGGAAATCTCAAGACTGACTTTGAATCAAAACGTGCCGAGTGGGAGGCTGCTACAGCTGACCTTCAAACCACCCGCACTCAACTGAAGGAGGACCTCCAGACTGAACTCGAAGTCACAAAACTCAAACTTCTCAATACAGAGGCTAGACTGAAGATGGTTGAACAATCATTAGCATCAATTTTATCTAACCTAAATGTATAGAATGTCAGATATCAACGTCCAGACATTTCAAGGGAAGGTAAACATCAGCAACAACCTGAAAGTTGGTTCAGGTCACCTGTTTGTCGACACCCTCAATAACCAGGTGGGCCTGAACACTAACACCCCCTCAGCGAATCTTCACGTAAATGGAAACACCTACGTCCATAGTGATTTTAGGGTCGGATCCGGGATTGTGATGGATCAGAAAGTAGCTACTTTTGGCACACCGAAAACGTTCGTGGTTGAAGTGGTTGGGGGTGTTTTCCAGATAGATGGGGTCAGTCGTCCCGCTCTTACCTTCCACGAAAACCAGACGTATATTTTCGACCAATCACATTCGTCGAACAGTGGGTCCCCTGGACACCCGATCGCGTTCTCGGAAGCCGTCAACGGCGGTACGCCATATTCTACGGGCGTGACGAGTGTGGGAACGCCTGGACAGGCGGGTGCAAAGACGACCTTCAAGGTTCCTGTGGGTGCACCCTCGAACCTGTTTTATTACTGTGTCAATCACCCCACGACGATGGGAAGCACGTCAGGTGCACCCTCCGTGGTTTCGACAGAAGCAGAAGTCATCGTTTCGGGTCGACTTCTCGCGACGTCCATACACGGCGACGGGTCGGCCCTCTTCAACATACCCTCATCAGCGATTAATGGAACACTCAGTCAGTGGAACGATGTGAACACGAACGAAATTTACTACGATCTGGGGAACGTGGGTATCGGAAACCAAAACCCAAACTCTACCCTCGACGTCACGGGTTCGGGTGCTTTTTCGACGACTCTCTCAGTGGGTGGTGATCTCACTGTCGGGACAGACAAACTTTTCGTGGACGTTTCCACTGGACAAGTGGGTGTAGGCACAACGACCCCTGCCACGGGTAAGGCACTCGATGTGGTCGGTGATTTACAGGCGACATACCTTTACGGTGATGGTTCGAACATCAACAACATCACTTCGAGTCAATGGGTGACCACAGGGAATGACATATATTACAATACGGGGGGTGTCAGAGTCGGATCTAACCAGGCACCGACCGAAACCCTGGACGTGACAGGAACGGGTGCATTCAGCGATGACCTCACGGTCGGTACGTCGAAACTTGTCGTGGACGTGAGCGAGTCGAGGGTCGGTGTCAATAAGGCGGCGCCAGGGTACACCCTAGATGTCCTCGGAGATATCAACTTCACTGGGGATATACGTAAGGGTGGGGTGGTGCAAACCTTCGGTGGGGGTGGAGGTGGAGGTTGAGGTGGAGGTGGAGG